TACTGCTGTGCCGCCTCTTGAGGAGACTGAGCCATGTACTGTTGACCAAGATTGAAAAGACCACCAGCCGCACCCTGTAGTGGTGCAAACTGAGCTTGTCCTTGTTCTGCTTGAGTCAAACCTGTTTCTGCTAGACCTAAGAATCGGTCTTGCATGGCTCTCATTCTTGGGTCTAATGTATAACCCGCACCAGTTACACGACCTGTTGTTGGATCAGTCGTAAACTGAGATGAACCAAATCGAGTAGTTACACCAACTGGCCTAAACCGAGCTTCATCAGCCGCAATCTGTGCCGCTCTAATCTGTGCATCAGCTTGTGTCTGGGCGGCTTTTCTTGCTGAACGACCACCTAATAAACCACCGACTAAAGATGCTCCTGCTGCTATAAATGGCATATCAAACTCCAATCAAAATATTGTCCACTTTTGACGGGTCTTTCTCGTCAGTGGCATGAATACAAAACCAAACACAATCTGTCAAAGCCTTAACACCATGTGTAAGACCTGCTTTAATCTCAACACACGCTGGCGCTTCAATAACTTCTACTTCATCACCCTTCATCACCGCAACCTTACCTTTAGCTAAGATAGACAAATGGCTAAAGTCATGGGTATGCTTCAGAATGGCTGTACCCGCCTCAAATGAGGCTTCCTTGGCATACAAACCATCACTGAAGTGGTGCGTAATCATGCTGTACGTTTCCACATCGCTACAGTAATGTATGGCTGAAGATTAGCGTCAGTACCAGATGAACCAGTAGAGTTAATTGTTGTTGAAACACTAATACCAGTAGATGCGTTTGCAGTATTATTGACAACACTTATGTTAGCGCCAGGCCCACCATAGGCATAAGAACCAGCATTTGTTTCTGTAAGGAAATTTCCAGCAGATGCTGCGTGTTGGTGTTGAGGATCACTGACTGTTGTACTTGTAGAGTGAGTATGTGCTACGACAATAGCATCTTTGCTACCACCAGTTTCTTCCAAAGTATCAAATAGTGGATCACCTGCATTGAGGCCAACCATGACTCGACCCGCACCAAATGCTGTCCAAGTACCAAAGCCTAGCAAAGTCGCAGGGTTTGTTGAAACACCCGCATTGATGTAAATAGAACCTACAGGATATAAAACCGCCAGAGAAGCTGTTACTGCCGCCGTAACAAAAGCAGTAGTCGCCAATTGAGTAGTGTTTGTTCCACTAGATGCTGTAGGCGCTGCTGGTGTACCAGTAAATGTAGGAGATGCTAAATCAGCCTTAGTCGCAATAGCAACAGCAATATTGACATACTCAGTATTGATCTCAGTACCTTTGACGATCTTTAATGGATCACCAGAAGGAAGTGAATCTTTAGTAGCAAAATTGGTGGATTGTGTATAGTTACTCACGACATTTTCCCATCTTTAGATTGAATTTCAATTCTCTGCATAGAAAGCGCAGTACCATTGATATTTGTTTCATAGCCAGTTTGAACAATTTTACCGCTACCACTTGCCTGTGCAACCAAGGTCTGTATAGATACGCCATCAGAATATTGAGCAATATTGTATTCACCAATACCATATTCAGATGTTCCTTGAGAAGGAATCAATACATTAGCAGACAAGTAATTTGTATTAAAGTCAAATCCCCACTTAATCGTGACAAACTGATTTGATCCACCAATCACAACTATTTTCAAACGCTTTAACAATGAAGTAACATTGGCATTTCCAAGGTCAGCATGGTTTGTAAAGTACTGCATCCTGTAAGAAGAAGTATGGTCTTGATAAGTACTGTACTTACCAATATAACCATTCTTTCCAATCAGAACATCACCATTTCTACGAGATAACAAAGCAGTTGGCTCTATCGAATTCCAAACAGTCACTCTAAAAGAACCATCTTGTAATTGACCTCTTGTGTCAAAGCAATAAACCTCTTTAACAGTAGGAATGGTCAACAAGTAAAAGGCTTCTGTCTCAGAGTAAACAGTCTTGATATTGGAAGGTGTCTCGCTACCAACAATAGCCATAAAGTCACTGCGAATGTTCTTAGACAAGTCTCCAATCGGAGCAGACTTCTCAATGATCGTTCTAGCAAATGATCTAACACCAGAATTGGACAAGAACAGAACATCCTTACCAGTACTCTGAATAGAATCCCTTGCAATACATCCAATGCCGCCAACAGTGTCAGACAAAGTAATAATTGCAGGTGAAGTCGCATTGGCATACACCAGAATCTGACGTTTACCAAAGATGATTAAGTAGTTGTTATGTGCCGCTAATCCTGTAATCTCATCAGCACCATTAGGCCAAACTCTATCAATGTTTAAACTTCCAGCCGTTCCTGTACTCCAAACATGACCCGCTAAAAGGTCAGAGAAAAAGACAGTTACATTGTCTGAAGCAGTATCAGCAGCCCACAAACGACCAAATGCAGAGATAACAATGTTCGCAGAAGGAACAGTCCCTACATATCCAGTTTTCTCACTAACTCTGCGATAAGTTGATGTACTTACAGCAGGGTCAAAGATCAATGGATCATGCCCAACTTGGAAGAAATAAGTAATCCCATTGAGTGAAGCACATGACCAATTACTAGCAGTAATCGTAGGTGCAGTACCACCCCCCCCATAGGTCAATTCAACAACAGCATTTGAGCTATCTAACTTAAATAACTTATTATTCCCTGCGAACAGAACAGTAAGAGTGCCATCAGCTTGAACTAACTCATGGATAACACCAACATCGTTAGCACCAAGGTTTCCAGAAGATGAATTAACCCTTGCATAACCCTTACGAGAACCAATGCGACCATATTGATCAATGATGCAATTTGTTGCAACCAAAGCAAAACCAGCCGCCAAATCTAATGGCGAGTCTTGTGTATTCAGACCAAAGAAGCCTGGTGCTGAGATACTTTGCGTTTGGAGTGCTTGGCTCATACTGCTACAAACTCCTGATTTTCAGGATAACGAGTGCCTTCAAGGGCGATCTGGTCTGACAACATACCTCTATACAGTTGATATGCCTCAGAAGAGTTCAATCCACCATCTTCACCACGCTCAACCAATGCTCTAGCATAAGCATTCTGCACAACAAGAACATCAGGAACTAACACTGAAGTGCCATCAGCAGTCAATGTAGCTTGTGGTACTGTCAAAGAGAATGGAATGCTATAAACACCATCAGGTCTTGGATAGAGAACTACTTTTGTGTCTCCATTATTGTCTACACCATCAAATGCGTAGTACTGAGGAACTCCAGTAATTGAAGGAACAAGATTCTGATACCTGTTCATCTCCACAAAAGAGATGTTCTGCAATGCAACATTTGATGTGGTATTCAGAGCATCCATCACTTGAAACTTCTGACCAGCACCTGTCATTGAGTAAACATGGGCGCTTGATGATGTGGTCAATGTAACTGTACGACCAAGGACATTCCAACTAAAAGAATCCTCAATCTGACGCTTGGCATCGTTGACAAACAAGCCAATCAGAGTTGAATAAGCAGTCTCATTGTTGGTAGAAACTTGAGTCTCACGCAAGCGAATCAATACATTGTTAATCAGTTGTAGATAAGTCATAGTCGTTGCGCTCCTTCAACCTCAAATGTGGCAAGTACAGACATTGTTGAACCAGCCTCAGAAGTGGTGGTTAAATAATCACCTTCTTCCATCACAAAATATTGTGTATCTGAAATAAGAGTTAATGTAGTTCTTGCTGATAAAACTTGTTCGCTAACAATTAAAGTTGATGAAGCAGTGCTTGCGTCATACCAACTAAATGAAATGTGTTTGCTTGGAGATGTATTACAAACATGAATTAAGACGCATTTTGCATAGTATCCAGTAGGAACTGTATACAGCGTAGTAGCTGTATTAGCAGTTAAATTCTTACTGATAGATACTGGTCTCACTTCATATTCCTCTTAGAGATCGCTTTAGCTTTAGCTTTAGCGTCTTCCTTGGACGTTGCGCCCCAAGCTCTAAGAGAAAGTAAAAGTCGGGTAGGCTTTCCATCTTTCATCTCAGCTCCAGGCATATTGCCCATTCGTGCTAAAAAGGATGCCCTACGAGGGTTATCTCCCGACTTAACTGGTGGCTTTAAATTGCCACCTGTTTCTGCATTATACGATGCTCTGCCTTTGGCATTCAAGCCCCCCTTGGGGTTTTTTCCTTCTTTTGTTTGCCAAGCAGGACTTTTCATATCTACCTCATCTAAACTTTGCTGTTTTCTTTGCTATTGCTTTAGGTTGGGCAACAAACTGTTTACCAGCCTTTGTGCCTTCACGCTTGGCCTTGGTGGTTGCCGCATACTCTTTAGCCGACAAAGATTTGATAGCCGCCTCGGGCAAATATCTCTCACCAGTTACAGAGGAAGGCTTACCAGACTTAGTGCG